AAGTCCCATATCGTTTTGTGATAAGACAGGTCAAGCTGTGTTATTGCCATATTATTTATCCATTGATTCTTTTAGAGTTAAGGTATATGCAAACATTACCCTCATCCGTTCAGTTTGGGTTAGCATTACCCAAGCAAGACCAAGAAGGATACCAGATTTACCACCAATGTAATTAGGGTGAATCGGGTTGGTTGCATCTAAAGCATTCTGCTGTTCTTTGGAATCATTAGAGAAGGTACGTTTACGGCATAGATCTCTACCTGCCCTATCCCACCACTTCTCAGCATCTTCCATAAGGTGACCAGCTTCCATCTCTCCAAATACTTTATATTCGTTCTTCTCTCTGTGCTTATTTTTTATCGACATCTTCATCCTCCTCAAGTTTAGGTGGGGTAATGACCAAGCCCTGGAAACCTGATAAGGTCTCTCCATTGCTGGTGACATCCAGTTTAGATTTATCTCCAAACTTCTCTGGATTATTGTATTTCATTATATCAGTTCTGGTTTTAATTCTAAGGGTAGCTCTGGATACTGCTGAAGCATTGGGATATTCCCTACCTGTCTCAGGATCTATCAAGGTATCCCGACTGGTATCATCAGCTATCTCTATGATCTCTTCTTCATACTTCTCTGTTCTTGCTTTAGAAGCTTCCTCTACCAAAGCCTTTAACTCTGGATTCTTCTGTTCCCATCTATAGAAGGTCATCCTACCGATACCTATCTTAACAGCTATCTCATTCTTAAGGTAACCTTGATCTATGTATTTACCTATTCTCTTCATTAATAGTGGAGTTAATACCACTTTCTTTTTAGCCATGTTGATCCTCCCACTATTGATTTAATATAGTTATAATATATATAAACTTTTTGCTTATGCTCTTATGAAACAGAAGAGGTGTTTTCCAACGCAAAAAAGCCGGAGACCCACAGTTAAGTAGGCCTCCGGCGTTTTAAAAATGACCCATTTTAGCTGAACTTATAGATACCAGCTTCGATGTTATTAATGGAAATCCCTGTGTCACTCAATGTACCAGGAACAGTAATCTCAACTCCAGTATTTTCATGAGCTTCTTCAACCAACTTTTTAATGATGTTATTTCTTCCACCAAATAGATCCACAAATGTATTATTAATTGTTTCTAACATTCTTTCCGCTTGTCCTGCTGTACATGCGAAGCAATCATGAGTCAATCTCATAGAAGACTTCATAGTATAATTTACTGTGTGCAAAAGTAATGCGTCAAATGAATGAACGAAGTTAGGAGAAATTGCATTCTTCGCTTTTCTTGTGTCTGCCTTCTTTACATTAATTTTAGATACTTTCTGTAGTTGTTCCTCAAAAATTGATACTCCATATGATGTTGCTAATACCATCTGACCTGAATGATATGCACGATACCGTGCTGTAGCGTTTAAGCGATACACACTTTTAATAACATGATTATCAAATGTACTTGACTCATGCAATGTCCATACTGTGTCTTTCTTTTTAGAATTGTAGGCTGTAGCAACCTGACCTACAACACTATCAAAATCTCTGAAAGCCTGAAACCCACTCTCATTATCAAATGTAGTTTGAAATAGTTTTGCGATTACTGTCCCAAAGTTAAATGTCATCTTCTCTCTTGCTTCTTTATCTTCGACGTATTTAAATATATCTTTCTTACCTGCTTCCTTCCTGGTGTTGTCTGACCAAGTCTGGAAGGTGCTGCCATATATGCGGGGCATTAAAAGTTTCTTTGCAATACCGCGTTTTGTTTTAGGCTCAAGTGCATCCCAGATCTGAAGTAACTCTTCACTGTTATCTACATCTGTTTTAAAACCGTCCCACACAATCTTATCCATGGCTTCGTAGAGATACTTATAGATGTCATAAATCTTATCCTCGGTACCTTCAAACTTAGCAACGTTTGTATTCTCTGCGAGCATCTTGTTACCCCAGAGAAGTGATACAATCTGCAAGCCGGAACATGTGGCATCGTATCCGACAAACAGGTTTGATTCAAAGTCTTCGAGCTGGCCTTCAAACTTAGAGATGTAGTAAAGCTCTAAGGCAATTGAAGCAGCTGCAAAGATGTCATCAGCTCCCAAGGTATCAAGCTCTTGGAATGCTTTGACTGGTTCATTAATTACTAACTCACCGATTGTAATGTAAGAATCTAAGTTATCATTGGCCCATACCAACCGATCTGCGAATGTCATTTTGTCATGACCCATGCTGCCAGCCAAGTTTAAAAGGATGTGTTTGAAACCATGTTCTCCAAGGCGTTGTTTAACACCTGATCTTAACATAGCCTTACCAACCTTATGTCCTACTGCTGAAATGCCACCTAACTGAGAGATACGGCCTCTGAAATCGATAACGTAGTTGAAATACACGTTACCTTTTCCGAGATCGTTCCAAAATCTTAAACCATTTTCAACATCAGCTTCAACTGATTCAACTTTAGCAGTTAAGGCTTCTTCGTTTTCAGCATTAAAATAGTTCCAATGTTCTTTTGATTTAATAACTTCTTGTACTGCTTTGGTATAGTCTTCATTGAATGTAAAGGAAGAAGCGAGTGCGACTGAGATAGATTGACGTTGAATACTTGGAGTGAGATCAAACTTGAAAGCATGAACATCGGAGAGATTTCTCGGAGTTTTGAACATGTAATTAAATACTTCAACATTTACATTAACTGTTTTTGTAACGATGTATGAACCATGGCCATTAACTTTAGACTCAAAGTGCGGGTGCTTTTCAAAGAAAGTTAACAGTGCTGCAAATAGGATACCTCTAACAGTCATTATGTCTTTAGCTACACCATCTCCAAAAGCATTCCACGCCTTAGCACGAAGTACTTTACGAAGAGGATGCTTTGATGATAGTTTAGATGGATCTACTTTATTCAACAGTTTAATAAGATTAAATTTTGTGTTGGTATTTAATTTAAGATTCTTTGCATATGATTCATTCAGAGTACGTACAAAATTAACAAGATGTTTAGAGGATTCTTTATCAGGCATTTGATTACACAGTCTGGCCCAGGCTACCTCAGCTTCTAACTGAGAGGATACTCTGGATACTAGATAGCTAAGCTTGTGTTCAACTGCTGTGTTTTTAAAACAGTATAATGATTCAAGTAGAAGATCAGCGAATATATCTGTACCAACTTCTCCTTTAAATGTCTCTGAAGCCTTCAATCCCATGTCATTAAATATTCTTTTCTTAGCAGTCATTATCTTTCTATGGTCGGAGACTTCATCATTAGCTATGTTCAATGCTTCGATCATCATTCTCTTTTCATTTATCATGACAGTCTCCTTATAGGGGGCCAGTTAAGACCCCCGTTATAATTAATATGCTACATCTTCTACTTCATTCTTCTTATCATATGCTGCTTCCCACTCTTCCAAGCTAACTGCGTGAATATCCAAAGCCCAAAACATAACATCATCGATATGATCAACGATGTGGAAGTCGGCTGCGTTCTTCAAATCATCTGACAGGTCGTTGTAGTCGTTCTCATTCTCACGGCTGATGATGAATGTTTCAATACCAGATCTAACACCAGCAGCGACCTTATGATCCAGGCCACCGATAGCTCTTACCTTACCATTCAAGGAGATTGATCCTGTCATGGCAGTCTTAGGATTAACTGGACGATCAAGGAGGAGTGATACCCAGCTTGTTGCCAGTGTAATAGAAGCACTGTCACCGTCGGAAGGTGTGGAGATATTTCCGAGCAGTGTGCAGATGCCTACTGTATCAAGGATGGAAGCATCCACCCCATAACGCATTGCATTGTTAGCCAGGTATTCAGCAACCACTGAGCAGGAGTTGTTCATTATTTCCCCAGTGTCACCAAGCATTCTCTGACCTTTAGTATGTGAATAAGCTGACTCAATCTGGATAACGCACCCAGTGTAGCCACCCATAACTGCCAGGCCATTAACTGTACCTGGTTTAGATGTATCGATTTCGTATTCGTCTTCCCAAATGATTCTACCTAATCTCTTCTCAACATATTTCTTTGTTACACTAACACTCTTCTTTCCTTTCAATACCTGGAGAACTGCTCCACGGAAGATCTTAGCCATGGCCTGCTCCAAGCTTCTCATGCCAGCTTCACGTGTCCAACCGTTAACGATATATTTAATAGTGGCTGATGAAATTTTAATCTGTCCTTCTTTCAAACCAAATTCTTTCATAACATTCGGGATGACGTATTTCTGTGCAATCTTAACCTTCTCCTGTAGTGTGTAACCTGAGCATTCAATAACTTCCATTCTATCTTTCAGAGGAGCGTCGATACGTTCTGGATAATTTGCAGTAGCGATGAAGATGACATTGCTTAAATCATATGAAAAGTTAAAGTAACTATCAGTGAACCCTACGTTCTGTGCCGGATCAAGGACCTCAAGCAGAACGCTATCTGCTGAGCCCATATCTGACATCTTATCAATCTCGTCCAGTACAATGACTGGGTTTGAAGTACCTGTTTTCATTATTGCATTCATGATCCGTCCACACTTTGAACCAAGGTATGTGCGACCGTGACCACGAAGAGTTGCTTCGTCTCTAACACCACCCAAGGAAACCCGAGCAGCTTTACGTCCTAATGCTTTAGCGATCTGTAATGCAAGTGTTGTCTTACCAGTACCAGCCGGGCCAGTGAAGATGAACTGCGGTGAGGAGGCTTCCTTATTAAGAGCGTGTACTCCCATGTATTCAACAACCAAATCCTTAGCTTCGTCCATTCCATAATGTGTAGCATTCAATGATGCAAGAACTTCGTCCATGTCTGTATTATCAGTAGGATCACCTACACCAAAGCTAAGCTCAGCACATGCTTTAATAAAAGTCATGTTCTTGCTGTAGTCATTACTGCTCTTCTCTCCATTGTTCAATGAAGAAAGCACATCAGTAATTTCTTTTATAGCCTCAGTACCCATACCTTTTGAATTATCATTAAGAACGTCAATAAGAACATTCAAGTTACTATCTTTCTGGCTTTTCGGAAATGTAAGCATAACGTTCTCCTTTCCTTTTAATACTTTCGGTAAATTTCCTTCTTCCCTTCTCTCTTCTGTAACTGTGCTAAGCTCTCTCTCCATTGCTCTAAGAAATGCGCCGAAGATCCGCGTGTAATCAAGTTTATCCTGTACTACTTTTGAACCAAGATCAAAGTGTTCAGCCATAAGAAACATAAGTTTATTATAGTCTGCTATGTCAGCACCCTCACCCGACCAGAACATGAAACCGTCATCTATCTCACGGCCTGAGTGGTACACGAAGCTGGATAAGAGTTTGAAATAATACTTATCATAAGAGGTTAATGTAACAATTATATTTTCAAGTTTATAAAGAGTATCATTAGTCTGATGTTTGTTACTATGCATATATTTAGTCATTGTATGTCTCCTCTATCCATCCCCATGCGTTGTCATAACGTTCCCAGATGCTCATCCACCATTCAACAACGAACAGTGGAACCCTGTGATCGTTTGCAATTATCTTTGCGTTATCTCCACTATGATATTGAACGTATGCTGTACGTCTATGCATTTCCCATGATACTTTGTTACCAGCGTAGAAGTGATGACCTAACCAGTTAAGTGTGAACTCTTCAAAGGCACAGCCAAGAGGTTTGAAACGATAAAGCAGTATGGGTTTGATAAACTTAAAATTGATACTCATGGCGGCCTCCTTATTAGTTAACTGTTGTAGTATGTGCTTCTTACATCTGCGAGTTTAAGTGTACAACGATTGGCTTCATAGATATACTTTACTTCGTCAGTAGCGTTATACTCTGCAAGGGCTATCTCGATTTCAAGTTCAAGCTCAAAGACTGCTTTAAGATATTCTTCCATGGTTTTCTCCTTCTCTAAGCGTTTAAGTCTTTCATCGAGTTCGTTATCACTTCTTGTATAGTCTTCTTTCGCTCTTCTCATCTGCTGTGCGAGAGATGCATTCTGTACTCTTAGCCAAATAAGTTCTTCTTCAAGGTTATTCATGTTGTCCCTCCACGTTATTAATGTTATCGAGTAACTCTGTTAGCTTCTTAGGATCGTAAGCTTGCTGACGTGCTATGGCTGCCTGAACATCTGCTTCGTATTGTTCTGATGCTGTCATGTTACACCTCCTCAAGAAGTTCTTTCATTTGTGCTGTGAATACTTCATCATGTGCGTCAGCAGGTTTTCTTGACTCATCCATTACATGAGACAATTCGTGACACAATACCATGAAGTTACAAGTGTTAAGTGTTACCATGGAGAAGCCAGCGTTAGTCGGGTGAGTGTAACCCAAGGTATCCGCTTCTGCATCACCGTTACTGTAGACACAAACCTCATGATCAGGAAGTATCCTGGAGGCTATATCGGATAGTTGATCAGGAGTACGATCTGCCAAGTAAACTTCAACACGATCAGTTACTCCCATCTTTGCCAATGTTGCTTTAAGATATGCTCTTGTGTCTTCAGTCATGATAACCTCCTAAGATTCGTTGATCCATTGGTTAACTTTGTTGATCTTCTCTTGATAGGCTTCAAATTCTATTGCGTTCTGCATCCACTCAGCCTGTTGTGAAACAAGCTCAGCTATATATTCATGTAGTATGCTAAGGTGCTCCGAACTCTTCATGTCAGTATCCTTATAAGATGTAAGTTTTCTTTCCGTTCTTGATTCTAAATGGTGTGAACTCGTTACCCTTAGCGTGATCTTCTTCTGCTGTGATGATCTGCAAGTTCGCAGGGCATGTGAGACCACAAGCTAACTTAGCTCTGAGGGGGATGATGTGATCAACATGCGTTTCTTCTCCCTGCGCTCTTAAGGCTGTGTTCATTGCATAGATTCTCTTCACTGAGCTACGATTACTGTTACTCTTTAACATTGCGTTACGTTCAGCTATTCTTCTTGCCTGCCTGTTTGCTTTCTGTCTCGGTGTCATAGTAACCTCCTTGCCAAGGTGAAGTGTTATTATTTAATCGGGAACATTGCTGTGTACGTGTCAAGCTTAGATGCTTCATCTATTGCCTTTAAGGCCTCATACCTTTCACCCTCAATCGCTTCTCGTTCCTCTTCCATCTCTACTCGTTCATCTTCCATCTCATATTCATGCTCATTCAGTTCCTCTTCTTTCACTTCCAGCTCATATTCACGCTCATCCAGTTCCTCTTCTTTCACTTCCAGCTCATATTCACGATCATTCAGTTCCTCTTCTTTCGCTTCCAGCTCAATCCGTTTTAGTTCCAACTTCTCAACTTCTCTTGCGTAGTCTGTGTTCATTTTGTTTCTCCTTACCTGTTAAGTTCGTCTATCGTTATTGCTCTCTCTGACATCCTTACAACCTTGGAACTCTTTGCCGCGCTTGCTACTCTTCTTCTTAGTTTCTCCATGTCAACTTTAACTTTCCTCGTTGCTGTGTTGTATCTAAAGGGTGAAGTGGCTGCGCTTTCCTCAGCTTTCTTAGCTGCCATGTACTGTTCAACTGTTAAGTGAGTTACTATTCTGCGCTTTGCCATGCTTCTTCCCCCTTATTATATGCTTTTACAAGTTGCTCTCTGTCGAAACCATATGATTCCGATATCCGTCTCATCATCCCACGCTGCCATGTAGTTAACTTCCGTTTAGGAGCCTTTGATTTCTTTACCTTCTTTTTAGTATGAGGTGTTGTTGTGGCAGGATCTTTACTGTATTGGATTCTCTGACTTATTCCTTTATACATGTGTTACCTCCCTGTAATTGCTTTTGCTATTATAATGTATACTGTGATCATTCCGATTACTGCAAAACAATTTGTGACGTATTCCATGTTGTGCCTCCTTATTTCGAGTGTGTTAACTCTCGTCAGTATAGCTGCTCGCTATATATAAGGTATAGGTTTAAAGTGCCGAAGGCTGGTGTGCCAGGTTTAGATTGCTCGATTCCAGCGATTCTAAAGTCTCCTGGGCCTGTGCGTCTCGGTTGAAACTCTGTCTTTCAGAGAGTCCCTGGTGTTTCTGGGGGATGCTGTTTAGGCTGTCCCTTCGAGCGATGCGATTCTAACATCGGGGTCTGATTGAGTTTTGGTTTCCTTAGAGTCCTTCGGTGTCCCTTCTCTCTTTGTTTGGCTTTTTTTTGTGCCCTGTGAGCGTTGGCTCCGTTCGTTTGTTAAATAGTATTATTGCATTCGCTGTGCCAACCAAAATAGTTTTTTCACTTTTTCTCAATATGTGAGCTTTTATAGGGTTCTTCATGGTTATAGGGAAAAGCTATGGGTTGTATAGGTATCCAAAAGGTTTATTATTTTGAACTAAAAAAACCCTAAAAATCACTTTGTTGAATGATTATAGGGTTTTAGGGGTGTTCAATATTCTTAACTTATTATGTAAACTTTTATCGTTTTCTCAGTGTTTATCATACTCTTCAGTGGTTCATTATTTTGAACCGTGCTATTTACCTGACTTAGTCCTCGAAATCTTCACACGTTTCCCAGGCCCTTACATATTGATCTGATATCTCGCATAGCACTGTAATAGGGTAGGTGATATTACCTTCACCGAACTCTATACCATGAACACATGTGCTACATGTATTTTCGTCTTCCATTATAATCTCCTCAAAGCTTTTACAATCAGTTTAACCGCATCCTTAAGATCATCCAAATGTACAGCTCCAATACCAGAGTGGATGAACTTAGAAGGTAGGGCGATAGCTGCAGTCTTACAATGTAGCATGGCCACAGCGTGATCACTTGTACCACCAGTACCAACACAGAATCTTTCAGCTCCACAGGCCTTGAATGCTTCTTTCAGCTCTTTATTAATGATATAAGCACCATCCTTCAATTCTACATAGCAACCCTTTCCTAGGTCGGTTTCCAAGCATACATCAACATTGATAACTTTCTCGACTTCCGGGTGTTTGTTGAAGAAGGCTGTTGCACCTTTCAATCCAATCTCTTCATTAACAAGGAACACGTACCCTACATTAGGAATCATCTTCTCGGCTACTTTAACAAGGATAGCACAGCCAGCCCTGTTGTCCACGTTCCTGCTCACAAATGAACCATTAAGGTATGCAGCTTTGGTATCGAATACACCAACATCACCAACGCTTAGTTTAGCTCCGAAGGTCTCAATACGTAGCTTGTCAATTGGGACAACAGTGTCTCTCTTCTTTGCAATGTGAGGTGCGGGCATGCCAATGACACCCATAGTACCATTCTCAAACTTAAAGGTAGACCCAGGAAGAATACGGGCATCAATACCACCAATGTTGGTGAACTTATAACAATCCCCATCTTTCTTGCTGATCATAATACCGATCTCATCCATATGGGCTGTGAGGTAGGTAGTAGGTTTAGTAGGGCCATGGGGTGTAAAGATAGCGTTACCTGCATGATCAATATGAAGAAGCATCTTGTCTGGCATAGCTTCTTTAAGAACTTCAACCATTTCTGTATAGTCTCCACCTGCCAAAGCCATCGGGTTCGTAAGTTTATGCATCAAATGTTTCATATCATATCCTTAATATAAGAGGGTTCCCATAATTTTACTTCTTTAGTTTCGTAGTTGAAGTCGCCTTCCTGTAGGATGTGCGCCATACGGGCTTGAGACAGAAGATATTCTTCGTCTTGCTTCTTCTTTTCAGCCAACGCCACAAGAGGTTCCCAAATGTTGCCAAGAGTCTTCGCATTATCCCCAATGAGCCGTAGAGCAGCCTTAGGACCAGCCCCGGGTATCCCTTTGTATCCATCACTTGAGTCTCCTATAATTACCTGATAGATGAAGAACTTAAATGCACCTAACTTAGTCTGTTTCTTTATTAACCGTTTAACCGGATTGTAAACGTGAGTAGGTATGGTCAAGAAGTCCTTGTCCACACTGTATATCACATTCTTACCTTTATATTTCCCTGTAGCTTCAATACCAATCAGATCGTCAGCTTCCAGGGTAGGTTCTTGAACACATTCATAGGATGACGTACAATAGTCCTTTAAAGGCTGTAGGCCAATAGGTGATAGCTTTCCATTCCTATTCATCTTATAGCTCTCTACGATGCTCCTACGCCAGTTTGTTTTACGATCGCAGGAAAAGTAGAAAATAGTATGATCAGTTTCCAACTCCTCGGACGCCCTCCTGATCTTCTGGTCCAGGATTGACTTCGCAAGCTTACCATCGAATGTTACATCCCCTTCAACGAATGGATTCTCTTTAGTGAATGCACACGCAAGGGAGAAGCAAAGCCAATCCCCATCTACCAATAAGTGTTTCATATATTATCCCCTTGTAACTACGCCCATAATAGATGCCCAAACGATAAACAGTGTTACCAAATATAATACCAAATTATTAATAGCTTTCATTAATGTGTCTCCTCCCAGGTGTTACCAATCTTGGCCTCACCTTCAATTTTAATTCTAAAGTTAAACGCTTCCCCCGCAAGAGGCATACATTCTTCACATATCTTAGCAAACTCTTCTGCTTGATCTTCTCTTACTTCGAACTGCCCTTCATCGTGGATGTTCAATACTGGTGTGGCATCCAGACCGCTCTTAGCAATCTCATCCATTACCAGAACTGCCCACTGCTTCATTACCAATGCTCCGGCTGATTGTAGCAGGAGGTTTAAGGCTGAATGTGGGGATCTTGTTCTGAGTCTCCTACCATCCAATCCTTTTAAATATCCAAACTGCTCTACACGACTCATTACTGCTTCTTTAAGTTTCTTTACCGCAGGGAAGTTCTTCATGAACTTAGCTTGAAGCTTTGAGCCTTCCTTTGCACCACCACCTACAATGGTTCCTAACTTCTCAGCGCCTGCCCCATAGAGCCATCCATATATAAAGGTCTTAGCTTGATTACGTTCCGTCAATCCTGCTGCCTTCATATTAGCCGTATGTATGTCCCCATTCAGGACAATATCAGCATAGGCACCATTATCAAATCGAGCGAGATAGTGAGCAAGGCAACGTAGTTCCAGACCCGCAGCATCACACCCGACGAGTTTATTGCCATGGGATACGTCAAACAAGTCACGGCACTCAGGGCCAAAAGGAGAATTATTGGAAGGGACCTGAGCAAGGTTTGGGTTTGAATGAGTGCACCGTCCGCTAATAGCTCCCCCGGTATTAATTCTACCATATATTCTATCCCCCTGTAATTGTTTAAGCCATCCTTGGTTACCATCAGAGATCTGTCCTAATCGTTTAGTCAGCATCATACTTCTGGATAGGAGTTTAGCCTCGGGGATATCCATGCTATCCAGTACTGTCTCATTCAGTTTAACATTACCTTTATCCGTGTAATCATCAGGAACCCAACCTTTCTCCATAAGCCTTTCAGCTATTTGCTGTCTTGAGTTCGGATTAAACTCCTGATATGTAATTTTACAGAACTGAGCGCCTTTAGATATAAAACGATTTCTGTTGTTGACTTTGCTCGTTGTAACTGTCGCCAAATCCTTAGATATAACTCTTGTTGGGAACGCAATTTTGAGTTCTTCATCTATCTTCTCCTTCTCGGCTCTAATATTAATCATAAGAGCGATAGCTGCTTTCTCATTAAAATGAACACCTTTCTCCATCTGAACCTGCATACATATGGCAAACTTATTCTCCAAGTCTATCATTTGATCAGATGCTCCTGCTTCAAGTATCCTTTTATATAAGGATGCGGTAACTTCAACATCCTGTTTACAATACTCCAACATCTCTTCAGTATATACGTCCCAGGCGTCCTCCTGCTTGCCATAGTCACCTTTTAAGATGCCTATACGATAGCCATATGCCTCAAGGCTATGACGGCCTTTAAGGCGTGCAGGAAGGCGTCCAGCTTTTATACGTCCGAAGTCCTTGAGGATGACATCATGCCAAAGTGCACGGCACATGACCAAGGTATCTATGATCCTCCCCTGAGGTTTGAAGTCGGGGAAGAATTTCTGTAATACTGGTATATCAAAACCTATTATGTTATGTCCGATCAAAGTGTTCGCAGAATTCAGGATAGGAATAATCGCACCTATGTCCATCGCGGAGGAAGCAGCATATAGCGCTCCCGTCTCTATACATTTGGCCACAAGGCAGTGGATCTTCTCTATGTCCTTTATTCCTGTCGATGGTATTGCTGTCGTCTCTATGTCGAACACTACCGTTCTTTGCATATCTGTCGTCCTCTTCTGGTAGGGCCAGCATAAATGCTATGTTAGCCAGGGCATGTTTAAGATGATTGATCCCAGACTCAGGGTCTAAGGTTTCTCCGTTCCAATATGAACTAAGGTGTCGCTGACATGCAGCATAAAGACGGCTGTGAGCAACGCCACCCCTCCAATTATGGTCACCATACTTAGTAGCCCCGAAACCAAGCACCTCAGCAAGGCCCTCCATGGCTTCATAAGGAATGAGGTCCATCCGTAATTTCTCTTTATCATGTTTAGTGCCTCCCATGCTATTTCTCCTTGATTTTATCGATGCTATGACATTTCTTCCAGGATCTCATACCACCAAGCCTAACCCCACGATATATCAATGCTGCTTTCCAAGGTTTAGTTCCATTATCAACCATGGCATCCTTGAAGATTTTATCAGCCTGATCTCTCCGAAGTCCTGGCCCACTGTCTCTACTATATAACCAGTCATGAAGAACGGCAGCTTCGGCCTGCGGTCCTGCCATGGGGCATGAAAGAGATGCCAGGATATTAGGACAACTACAACCATCAGTAATGAAGCCCTTCGGTACAGTGATTACGCCATTAGGGAGTCCGAACAGTAAAGGCTCGGTTAGTATCCAAAGCTGATGGTCTATCTTCTCTGTATTCAGGTTACTTATTCTTATGATCAAGGTTATTTCTCCATATAATTAAGTCACATATTAAATCTTCGGTAATCTCACCATCATTTGTCTGCATCCAAGTCTTCTTACCTTTGTAAGAGAACTGGAAAACGCCATCCTGTAGATTGCATATAAGTATTCCACACAACATCCACATATCTTTAAGGTTCTTAGAAATCAAATTCATTAGTACTTTCCTCTATCGGTTGGAATGGGTTTTTCTTTTCGCCCACCATTTCATTATCTTCTGTAATCCTTCCCGTATCGGGGCTATAACGTAGAGCAGTAGTATCGCCAACATTACCAGCGAAGCGATCCTTGAGTACCCGAAGAGTCGTCTTATGTCTTTCATTTATATCCTCCTCTTGTTGATTCCGCTCAAGGCATATGATCTGTGAAGACCATTGGCCAATCCCTCTGGTTCCTCTGATGTCCCGCAGAGATACTCTTCCACCTTCTTCATGTGGAGTACCTCCTGAGCCACTATTAAGGTGGGAGATCAGGAAGATTGTTATGTTAAGCTCCCGACATAGACTTGCCAGGGTTGAAATGATTGTGTCTAACTCCTTACGCTCATCCTTAATGGCATCCTCACTTACAGTAAAAGCAGCGAGGTGATCAATGAAAATGTGCTTAACGTCACAAGAGACAGCAAGATAACGCATTCTCGATACGACATCGTTGAAGATTGTGCTGCCAAAATGGTTGTACAAATAACAGTTACCACTGCCAAAAACATCATTGAAATACCCTTTCTTCTCATCATCTGAGATATCATGTTCAGGGAGGTGGATTGGCTTGTTAGCTGCCATACCTGTGAAATTTAACATAGTTGTACGGTTGGACTCTTCCATGAAGAAGCATCCTATCTTCTGCTTATGCTTCGTCAATAGGTGATATGCAACTTCCTTGAAGACCTGAGACTTGCCTATACCTGTTCCTGCTATTACCGTGACAATCTCATCTTCCCGAATACCATGAAGAGAGTTGGTAACACCAGGCCACGGGTAGGACAAACCTAACTCTTGCTTCTCCAGCATCTCTTCGAGTAGGTCAGCACCATTAACCAATCCTTCTGGTGTAAACGGTACAGCATTCCACATAGCTGCTATTAGATCTGAGGCCTTACCTGCCATCAGCATCTCATTCGGATCTTTCATAGGTAGTTCTGCAATGTAACAATGACCTGGGGCAATGAGGGGCGCACACTTATGTACGGCCTCCTGTCCTGCCTCATCCATGTCGAACATCAACACAATCTGTTCAAAGCTGTTGACGTACTCTAAATTGTTCTTGATAGACCTACTGGCTGCTGCTGCTCCATTAGGAAGACTTACTACAGGCCATTTGTTATCTTGAATCTGTGATAGACTAAGGGCATCAATCTCTCCCTCTACAATACAGAGCTTCTTCCCACCCGGTTTCCACAAGTGCTGCCCAAAAAGCGGGGGGTTCTTCTCTCCAAGCCATCTGAAGTCTTTATCTTTCGTTCTTATCTTCTGGCCAACGATCTGACCATCCACTTTATATGAGGCCACCTGTACATTCTCACCATTATATTTTCCAATGGTATAGCCGAACTTCTTACATGTCTCCTCTGTAATACCACGTGATTTAAGAGGCCTTACTTCCCCTATCACAGGGTTCCAGTCTTTCTTTTCCATAGGCTTAGCCTCCTGTTGGTTTGTGAATCTATGTTTGCCACACGAGAAACAGAAGGTGTGGTCGCTGTAGACCGCCAAAGCATCTGACGATCCACAGTCTCCACAAGGCTCGTGGACTTTGATAGGTATTTCATCTTCCTGGTAATCCATCGCTCCTCCTCCATTTATAATGATACGGTATTTCGTTTAAGTACTGCGAGGATCTCTGTCTCAAGTAGTGCCGGATAATACTTCCCTGTTTCAACAACATCAGCATCATCCATGCCCGTCATTTCAGATATAAAGATAAGCTTAGCAAATGCATTAAATGTACGATCACGTAGAACAATAATGTTCCTCTTCGCATACACCTCTATTTCACCAAAATCACCATTAGCCTCATCAAACCTCATCTTAGTCCCAGGTCTTACAAGACCTTTATTCTTGAGGATCTGAAGCACAGCTACGTATAAATACTTAGTTTTAACGGTTTTCTCCATTATAGCACAATCTCTTATATTCATGTTGACTCCTTATTTCATAGGGATAAATAATTTTTTCATGGATTCATTCCCTCTAATAGTTTAATTATTGTGTCTAATTCAACCTTAGATTTCTTTTCCTTCAACCATTCTTCAGGCACAACTTTATCTACCCACATGAACCCATTCTTATCGCACCACTTGGCATAGCTGGTTGGGCTGCCCTTGCGGAGCTTATTGTTTGCATTCATAAAGAGGAACCGTATGTCAAGCTCGGGGTACTGTTCCTTTATATTGAGGTGCTTCTTCCTATCATCTACG